TTGGCCTTTTCTGCCTCGTTTCTTGTCCCCCAAATTCCTCTGGGAAGACCGTTCGCATACGAGCGTTTAATTTCTCGTAGTAACTGTCACTGGTTGGGTCAACTCCGTCGTTAAGTAGCTTGGTGTGATACCCAAGTGCAAGGGCGGTCATCTCGTCCTTGCCGGATTGGCCGAACCATGTATTCTCTTTAGCCCATTCCTGCGACCTCTTGTCCGGTGTTACCGGCGCTTGTGTTTGTGTAGGCGCTTCTGCCTGTGTCTCTTGTTGTACATCAGGTTTTGGCCTTTGTAAAGCCTTCGCACCTATATTCTTTAACTGCTCCTCCCGCATACGTGCTGAGGTTAGCCTATCCTGCGCTTCAAGTAGTGCGTCAGCATTACCCGCCTCGTAGGCTTCTTTATAAGCTGTCTTGGCGCTGGTAAGCTCGGTAGCCACCGCTTTGGTCGCCTGATCGTAGATAGCTGCCTGACTCTGCCCAACAGAAGTGTTTAGCCGTTGGTTGTCGTCATAGAGCTTCTTAGCAACACGTTCAAGCTCCGAACGCTCCCGCTCGGCCTTCTCTTTGGCCCGACGCTCGTCGTGATACCCCTTACTGAAATGTTGTATACGCTTACGTACTTTTTCGGAGTAGTCCTGAAGCTCATCATCAGTAATATCTTCAGGGGGGTCAGACGGTTCCCTGCCACGGTCAGCTTCGGGGGTGTCATCAATGACCTCTACTTCCAGCTCATCTTCTTCCTTTTTAGGTTTGGGCTCTTCCCCCAAAGGAACCGCGCTGGAACCCTCGACCTCGACCAGTTGGGCTTCATCCCCATCATCTGGGAACTCAAACTCTATTTTTTCCATAGGCATAACTTTTTACTCCATCACACTCGTGTAACGCCACGAGGATCGTCAACGATAGCTTCTACACTGTCGTCATTAAGTAGGCGATATTCCTGCCCACCAACTTTAAAACGCGTACCACTGTTCATTCTGAACATGACATATTGCCCAACTTCACACCACGGACCTGAAGGGAACCGGTCTTTGTCAGCGTAGGCTTGCGCACCCATATCTAACACCAACCCTATCATCGACAGGAGGGTGTCATGTTGGATGGTTTTTGAGGACTTTATAATGCCAGAATCCCCGAAGGTGTCCTCAATCTCTGGCATGGCTATCAGCAGGTGGTATCCCACCGGTTTTGGTATCATACGCTCTATAGAGTCATCACCCACCTTTTCCAAGGCTTCTTTTGACACCACAGGTAATTCCAGCTTTGCTGCTTCACTCATTGTCATCATCTTCCATATAAGCACGCGAGAGGTCGTCAGTTAGTTTTTGAGCGATGCGTAGACCCCGAATAGCACCGCACAAATCTTTATATTCCTCAAAATCCTTCGCCCTACCACCAGCTAAGTGCTTCTGTAGAGTTTCCACCTCCACCTCGTACTTCTCTATCAAGGTACTCCAGATCGTATCAGCCATTGGTAGGGTTCTCCGGGGGCTTGTTACGTTGGTTAGCAAGTTCCCTTAACATATCAAGGCTAACTCTCCTATCCATCTCCGTACGCTGGTTATCAAGCTGTTTACCCGCCCGCTGCGCTTCAAGGTCAGTCGCTCTACGCTTAGCAGCAATCTCCTCTTTGGTAAGCTGTGCGTCCACATAGTCCTTATTCGCTTTCCGGTTCTGCTCATCAGCCCGGAGTTTGGCATCGGCCTGATCTTTCAGGGACTTACGTTCAACCTCCTTACGTTTTGTTTCTTCAGAGGTGCGCTGCAATTGCAACATGGGGTCTTGCTCTTGCTGCTGGGCCTTCTGTTGTGCGGCCTGCTGTTGGTGCTGTTGCTGGAGCTGTTTCCCAGCGTCGGCCACCAGCTTCGCCAAATGTACCTCGATTTCTTCTGGCAGCTCTTGGCTCATCGGTGGGAGTTCTACCCCCAACTTGTCCTCTATCTGGCGGCGGTAGGCAAACGCCAAGTGCTCAGCCATGTGCGCTTGCAATGACCCCATAATCTGTTGCGCTTGAGGGTTCTGCCCTATCGCCTGCATAATCATCGGGTCTTGCATGAACGCGCCGTGCGCCGTCATGTGTGCCTCATGATCTTGGTAGATAAATGCCTTCATCGGCTTCCCAACCAGTGCAGCCATGTTCTCCGTTACCGGGTCTACAGGCTTAGCATCTTCAGTCATCGGGATTAGCTTGTCGGCATTCTTGACCCCAAGCACATCAATCATCTGCCGGTGGAGCTGTGGCAGGTTGTATATCTGGGGGGACTTTTCCGCCAACTGTATAACTGCTTGGTACTGGACAACCCGCTGGGCCATAGTAGAGCTGTTAGGGTCACTTACGGGGATAACCTCTACTAACGCGTAGTCCGCCCGACGCGCCCGCACGCCCCCGTGAAGGGGTTCGTAGTCGTAGTCCTCGTCAGCATACTCCGCCATTATCCCCTTGAGCAGCTTAAACTCCTGCTTCATAGCGTAGTGGACCCGCGCCTGTACTGCTGCCATTGGTTTCAGCGTGCGTTCCAGCAACGCTAGGGTGGTGCCTACGGGGGCGTTAGCAGACATATCACTGATGTTCATGTCGCTGATAGCACCTAACCGCCTACCCTCATCTGTAATGTTAGCCAGCAGGGCTAACAGGGTTTGGCTAGGTTCTTTGTAGGGCAGGGGCATAATGTTGTCCCTGATAGACCCGGAAGGTACGTCGACATCCTTCCATTCCCCCGGCCCAATGGGGGAATCATCCCCTTTTATCCGCAAATCGCGTGTTTTCAACCCGCCGGGGAGGTTTGCCAGCGACCCAGCATCAACCAACTGACGAATCAGGCTTGTTCCAGCGCGGGCATAGCCACCTACGATGTTTATTAGCCCCAAACCATAAAAACCAAAGCCCGGAACGTACACATAATGTACAAAATAGTTATTCCGGGTCTTTTTGGGGTCACCCTCATCCCAATTACGGTAGACAGAGAGTACTTTGCCAGAGGAGTGGTCTAGGGTTACCACATAGGGCTTAGCTAGGGTCGAATCGGTATCAAATTGGGGTAAAATCCAGTCAACATGAATTTCATACAGGGCATATCGGTCATCATCGGTGATGGTTTGCCCCTCTTCCTCAGCCTTTCGCTCCTCAATATCAGTCCGGAACACCCCCGGCTCACCTAAATCGACCTCTCGGTAGAACCCTAGTGCCTGTAATTTGAGGATTTCATTCTCTGTCTTACGCATTACATGAGTAACACGTTCTGCGGACCATATATGAGAAGCCCCGTAGGGCACGATGACATCTTCAGCAGGGATATACACGGCTGTTTGGCGGTCTAGCGCGGGGTCGAAATACACTTTCTTGAACGCAGACCCGGATAGGCCCAGACTGAACAGCATCCGCTCGTGCTCCGGACGATATTCAATCATGGTCTCCGTTAGTTCATAGTTCATATCTGCCTTAACGCGGGCAGCGGCTTCTTCTTTCTCGGGGGTCTCCTTACCCAACACCTTGGTCTTTACTGGGCCAGCGGCGGGAAAGGTCTCACTCATTGTTTCCGCTTGGAACCGGATAACAGACTCAGCAAGTACTGTAGAGTACACGCCGCAGGCATCCTGCCACGGCTCAGTGCGGGTCTCATACTTCAAACCAAGGACATCTAGGCCAGCAACATAGTTGTCTACCCAGTCCTTCCTACTGTGTATATCAGAATCAATTAATTCTTTAAGGTCGTTAGAAAGGAGGTTTAGCTCGTCCTCAGTAAGGTATTCCGCAAGGTTGGCTTCAAAAGGTACATCAGCCTCGTCGGTTTCTTCATCCCCGAAGGTTATCTCTACGGAACCATCTTCGGACTCGACTATGGACGCGGGGGTAAGTCCGCCAACCTCAATCTCAACCCCTAACTCACCCTCCTCTGCCTCGTCATCCATCCCGAGTGGGGCTTCATATAAACTCTTGTCAATCGCCATTAATAATATCCCCTACCCGTACCACGTCGCTGTTTGAAGTAGCGTACATCATCTACCTCATCAGAGGGAAGGCGTATAAAGCCCCCGGAGCGAAAGCGCATCAGGGCCATTACCGTGGTGTCCACAAGGTCATCATTACTACCAAAGGGGAATGAGGCCACTTCTTCAACGAGTTCTTCCGCCCAACGTGTTTGTGGTACCCATACTAACCCAGATTTCACAATATCAGTAACTGAATTTAACCGTGCCATCTTATCACCAGACCCTCGGTGGGGTGTGTATTCCTGCACGGGTATCCCCATACGCCGCAATTCTTGGTAAAGGGCGGCACCAGCAGAC